AACAGAAGAAGAGTCTATAGAAGAAATTAAAACTGCTGTTGATGTAAAAGTTGATCTTGCAGTTGAAGAAAAAATTAAAGAAAAAGCTATCTTACCAGAGGAAACTCCGGTTGATAATATAGAAGTTAAAGCTTATGGAGAACCAGTGCCTGCAGTTATCGAGCAACCTACAATAGCTGTTGATAACGGAAATGAAGAAGTGTTTGAAAGCTTAAAGGAAATGGTCCGTCAAAAAGATTTACTTGAAAATGAAGTTAAAGAGCTCAAGTCACAAAAGACAGTTAGCGATGCCGAGGTTAAGAGATTGACAGAAGAGCTTGAAAAGTATAAAGCTGGCTTCATGAGAGTAAGTGCATTAGCTTCAAAGGTAACAGAAACAGAAAAAGAAATAAAATCTCTTAATGAATCTGTTATTGCAAAAGATGCTCAAATTAAAGAGCTCACAGAAAAAATTGAAAAACATACTAGTTTAACAGAAAGCCTTGACGCTGGTAAAGCAGAAGTCAAATCACTTAATGAAAAACTAGAAGCAGTAATTAGTGAAGCTGAAAAATCTGAAAAGACACTCAATGAACAAATTAGTGCTTATAGAAAGAAATTAGCTGAAAGAACTGAAACTGCAAAGCAATATAAAGCTAAATATGAAGAAATTCTTGAAGGTTATATTGCAAAACAAGCTCAAATGCTTGCTGTTAGAAAATCAGATATCACTAGCAGACTTGGCGAAAGCTATACGTTAGCTGATATCGACAAAGTCTGCGATGACTTGCTCACCGAATCTGTCGGTTGGAGCAATCTTCCATTCGGTAGTATTAATAGAGGACAAGGAAAAATCCAAATCAAAGAAAGCCTAAAGACTGGCAATAAAGACGATGATGATGGATTTGATGAACTCTTAGAACTTGCCGGATTGAAGTAAAACTAATAATTAAATTTTATAGGAGAAAATCAATGAGACAAAATTTACTTGAGACTTATAGTCGTCAATTAAAGGTTGCAGAAGCCTACGTTGCCAAAAACTTCGATGGCAAAACAATCTCTGCAAATACCCAACTCACAACTGCTGTCTTACTTGACAACACAAATCGTTGGATGACAGAATCTCTTGACCCAACAACAGCTACTGAAAGAGCTGACCTCGGTGCTTGGAAGAAATTCTGTTTAAACCTTACCAACATTGCTGTTCCATCACTCATTGCTAACGATTTAGTTATCGTTCACCCAATGACTTCTTACAGTGGATCTGTTGCTTACCTTGAATACGTTGCAAAGAGCGAAAAAGGTGGCGTCCACAAAGGTGATGTCTTCAATGGTGTCTTTGGTTTAGGTGAAGTTGGAGAATCTAGAACACAATACTCTTCACAAGTTATTGTTGAATCTATGGAATCTGGTGCTCCAACACTTACACCAGTTAAAGATGGCTTACACTACACAGCTACAGAAGTTATTCATGGTCGTGAAGCTGAAGTTATCAAACATGCAACATTCAAATCTGTTTTAGCAGATGGTTCTGTTGAATATGGTGAATCTCCAGCAGACGGTGCAGTTAAGATTGCATACGTTTCTGAAGAATTCCAAATGGAACATGTTCCAGCAACTGACATCCCAACAATTGGTCCAGTTATGAAGAGAATTCCTCTTGTTGCTGAACCAAGACGTATCGCTGTCCGTTATGACCAAATCACAGCTTTCCAAGCTAAGACTGATTACGGATTCTCACTCGACAAACAAATCGCTGAACAAGCTTGTGGCGAATTAGCATTTGAAATCGACTGCGAAATCGTTAACATGTTACATGACGAAGCTTTCAAAAAAGGCAATGTCGTCTTATCATGGGATAAAACACTTCCTGTTGGCGTTAGCAAATTTGAACACTACAATGGTTTCTTAGAAGTCATTGAAGAAGCTAAAGCTGAAATCTATCGTAGAACAAAGAAATTCTCAGCCAACTATATGGTTTGTGCTGCTGATGTTCTTCCAGTTCTCTCATTCGTCAATGGATTCTCTGCTGTCAAAGCACCTAAGATGAATGGTCCTTACAAAGCTGGTGAATTAAACGGCTTAGAAGTCTTCGTTTCACCAAGTCTTGCTAAAGGTGAATTCTTCCTTGGATTAAATGGTTCTGACATGATGTCATCTGCTGGTGTGTACGCACCATATATGGCAATTGTCCCAACTCAATTACTTGGAACACCTGATGGTGGTCTTGCACAAGGCTTCAGCACATGGTATTCTAAAGCTATCTTAAATGGTAACTTATTAGTCGCTGGTCACATTGAAGGTGGCTTCGATGATAAATACCAATATAAAGCTGACTAGTCTAAACTAACTAAGATAA